GCGCGCGATGCGCCGTCGGCGTAGGCGCGGTTTACGTTGCGCAGACCGCCCACAAACCCGGAGATAGCTCCGGGCGCCGCTGCCATGAACTTGACCGACGCACCAACAGCCTTGAATCCGGTGGCTGCCGCCTTGAATCCGGTGGCAGCCAACATGAATATCTTGAGCTTGGTGGCGAACACGCCCAGGATGACTGCCCAAGCCAGACCTTGGACGACCACTTCGCGAAGTGGTCCCGGCAGGCTCATGATGGTGTCGGTGACGGTCTTCAGAACCGTCGACAGGATAGGCAGGATCTGCACGATCTGCGCGGCTACCTCGCCGAGCAATTTGAACGTCTCTGCCAGTCGCTGCTGACCCTCAGCGCTGTTGGTCATCTGGTTCAGCTTGGCCGTAAGCTGCTCGACCGTGGTGAGCATGTCGTTACCGGTGACCTGGAAGTTACCAGCCTGCTTGGTCAGCCCTAGCAGGGTCCCGGCCAGGTTGTACACAATCCGGCCCAGTTGCTGGAAAACACCCATGGCCTTCTGGACCGAGCCCTGCATGCCCTCCATGTTCTGTCGGTTGCGCACGAACGCGGCGGCAGCCCGCAAGCCCTGCACGGCCCACTCGGCGAACTGGTTGACCAGCGGCATGCCCAGGTTGGTCAGCCGTAGCATGATTTCGATCAGTGGCCGGACCGCACCGGACAAGGTCTGAGTTACCTTGGCCGTGCCGTCGAAGACCTTGTTGACCTCGCCGTTGAACCATTTGGTTTTGGCCACGTTCATGGCCTGCATGCCGATGGCGTTCAGTGACGTTGCGACGTCACCCATTCCTCGCTTGAGGGTGGGCATGACGACCTTACCGACCTGACCCATCTGGGCACCGAGGTTGGCGAACAGCTTGTCCTGGATGCTGCTCTGGATCTTCTCCCAGGTCTTGTAAATGGCCTGAGATTCCTTGACGAAGGTGCGCGCGTTGGGGCTTAGCTTTTTCAGCGCCTCGTCGAGCTTCTTCGCGTCACCGCTGGCGACTTCTTTCATGGCGTCGCCCACGCCCTGGATACCGGCCTTGAAGGTCAGCGTGGCCACCTTGGCCGCAACCATGGCAGCGGGCAGGGTGGCCATGATACCCACCACTGGCTGAATGGCCTTAGTAAGGGCAATCGCCCCTGCTGCTGCCGTCGCCAGACCGGTGATCTTGCCGATGCCGGATAGTTTCTCCAGCTTGTCGTTCAGGGTGCCTACCGAGTCTGACGCGCTATTGAACGTCCGGCTCATCCGGTCGGTGGCTACCAGGCTGATTGCAACAACGCGAGCCATGGTCGGCTGGTCCCCCCGAGAGTAGCGCTATCCGGTAAACAGCTTGTCCAACTCGGCCGCCCCTCCGGCTGGCTGTACTGCTTTTTTGGTCTTTTTGGCCGACGGCGGTTCGATGAACGAGGAAGACGGAGCCCGCTTCTGGGCCCGCTGATAGTTAGCTGCAATCAGCGCGTTGGTGGCCGCTCGCAGCAGGTATTCGTTCAATCCCCACTCGGCTTCTTCGCCTCGAATTTGTCGGTCGAGCCTGCACCCGGAGGGCAGCTGCCGGATCAGATTGATCATCTCGCGGTGAGTGATCTCTCCGGTAAACAACTGCTGCAGCCGCACCCCCGGGTATTCGCTCCGGAGATCGGCCTCTACAGCTTCGCCGTGTTCGGCTAGGAGCTGGTAGAGGCCGCCAATTCCCCCGGGTCGACGTTGCAGTGCTTCATGTACGCGTCGAACAGCCCCTTGAGCTTGTACTGGGGGAGTGCGATTTCGCGGAACTTGTGGTACTGCTCCTCGCCCATGGCCAGCTCGAAGATCTGGATCAGGACGTCCAGCTCCTTCTCACTGGAGGTGCTGATGAGTCCCCAGGCGTCCAGGGTCTCGACGTGGACCATGGTGAACCGCGTGCCGTTCCAGCGGAACACGAATGATGCCAGGTCCACTTCGGCCTGGTACGCGTCGAGGTTAAAGTCGAAAGGCTTGTCGTCGGGACGTCGGGTCTTGGTGGTTGTCACGGGTTTATCCGTTCTCGATCTGCCTAGCCACGCGTTCTAGGACTTGTTCCACGGCGCGAGCAGCTCTGACATCGCCGCTGCGCACCGCCCAGGTGAAGTAGCCCTGTGGGGGGACAGGTTGGTGCACCCAGACATCCCGGTTTCCGTACACCGGGTGCCTGAGGTTGTTGTACCGCGATCTCTTGTCCGCTTTTTCGAAATAGGCGGGCAAGGCTTTTTGCTGGTCTGGCATCTTTCGTGGGTTCATGTACACGTACACGCCCGTGCGTTTTCCCACGAACCGGGTCTGAATGCTGACCGCCCGCTGGAACCGGGTGCGCAGCGGCATCCGGCCACGGTGAGCGTTCTCATTCTTCGACGGCAACTGCCCGATGCTCATCTTGACTAGCGGAACCAGAGGGCGAGCGGCTTCAGACAGCTCCCTGCGGAGCTGCTTTACTCGGTCGGCGCCGTCGGCCTGTCTACGCAATTCACGGTACAGGTCGGTCAGTTGCCGCTGACCGACCACGGTGACGTTTACCGCGCGACCACTGCCTCCACCGCTCGCCACCTGGCGCTCCCGTCTGTTACGAGGTGGCCCGGGTAAGCGTGCCGTTACCCGGCCACGAAACGCTGGTGGTGGCCAGGTCGCCCACACCGCCGTCGACCGGGCTGTACTCAGTGACCAGCACGCTGCCGCTGTAGGTCGGGTTGGTGGACCCGACTGCCGCGCTGGTCGGCTTGATCACTACGGCGGTGTTGGTGCCGAGCAGCGGCCAGATGGTCTGATCGATGGCGGACGCGGCGAAGTCGGCGTTGAAGTCCAGGTCCAGCGTCCAGTCCTTAAGGCCGCCCAGGCGCGACCGGTAGGTGTCGCCCATGGCCGTGTCTTCCTGCTCGTCGACCTCCACCGAAATGGTTACGCTGGTGACCCAGTCGGACAGGTCGACCGAGTTCACCGTGATCGACGCGTCGGTCAGTACAAACGTGCTCATACGTGCGTCCCTTTCGTTCGGGTGCTAACGGGCCCGTGCCCGGCCTAGGCGATTCCGATGAAACCGGCGACGCTGAACGTTCCGGTAATAGCGCTGATGTTCATCCGGTAGTAGGTGTCGGAGATCGGTCCCGCCACCCGCGTCATCCAGGTCCCCCCGACAGCGCTGATCGGACCGATGGTAGCCCGGGTGGTGGCTGAGCTGAACCCGCTGTTGTCGTCGCTTTGCACCTGAACTGTGACGGTGGTGCCCGCACTGAACACGTGAAGAACCGCGTACAGATACTGGCTGGACGACACTTGATCGTTGGTGGACAGGTCGGTAACGACCGATCCCAGCACCCCGGTCGCCGATTTGGTCTGCTTGGGCGCGACCAGCTTGCCGCGCACCAGGCCCACCCCGTCGGTGGCCGAGATGGACAGGCTGAACGGGGCGACGTCGCCGATTCCGCCCAGGATCTCATAGCTGAACTTACCGCCCAGAAACGCGTAGGCAGTACTGTCGGCTTGTCCGGTCGGGCTGACCGTGATCGGCTCGCCACCTGCGCCGATCGTGTTGAACGCGTCGGCGTCGACCGACCCGTCTCCGGCCTGGTAGAACCCGGACAGGTCCATCGAGATGTCCCGCAGGCCACCGATTCGCGAGCGCCACCCGTTACTGCCGAACGTAGTGGTTTCCTGCTCGTCGACCTCGACCGACAGGCTCACCTCGTTGGTATCGGTGGTCATGTCGTGCCCTCCGACGTACGTATTCACGTCGGTCAGAATAAAGGTGCCCATCGGCCGATGTCCTTACTTGCTCGTGGTGTCGTCGTCCTTGTCGATCGACGGACCCGCCACCTGCTCCAGGTGGGGGCCGATCAGAGCCTCGATGTTGGTGTTCAGCTCGTTCAGTCTCTCTTCGGTGACCTCCCCGCCCGGCTCGACTCCGGCCACCCGGCACTTGCCGACGACCTTGAACTTGCGCGGCTTGTTGCTCGCCACTGGGGCCTCCTTGGGTGTTGTTAACTGCCTACGGCCACGATCATCAGGCTGAACACTCCGCCGTAATACCCGATCTGGCCGACCTCCTCCATGCCGAGCGGCCTGAAATCTCGAACCATACAGTCCTCGACCACACCGCCCAGCGTCCGGTCACCGTAGATGGCGGACACGATCGATTTGTCGCCAGTGGGGTTGGCGTATTCGGCCAGCAGCAACTGGCCTACCCGATCCAGGTTTGCCGAAACCAGCACGTACACCGAAATCGACAGGTCCATTCGTCCGCGTTGGAACGTTTTATGGTAGTTGTCGACCGGCGGAACTCCGATGATCGCCTGCGGCGGGTTGATCTGGTCGGCCATGTATTCGGCCGTGCGCAGACCCGAAACGGTGGCGAGCCTGGTCTCCAGGCCGGACATGATTTGGGGGATGGTGGGTGCCACAGGGTCCCCCTCAGCCGACCAGCACAGGGTCGCGTCGATACGGCGTGATCATATTCATGGCCATGGGGTTTTGGCGGATTCGGACTGCTCCGAATTCGCCGTACCCGGCCACGCCGAACGGTGCGTCCTTGAGCTTGAAGGTCTCTTCGGCCACCAGCAACACAGCCTCTTTGATCGGTGCTGGCACCGCCGTCCAGCCCCAGCGCGCGGTGACGCTTACCTGGGTCCGCTCGTTGTACACCGGGAACTCCCAGCCCCCGATTCCGATAATTCGGCTGTACGGCCATCCGGTCTCGCCGTCCACCACTCCGTCGATCGGATCCAGCTCGTAGTAGCTGGTAGTCCAGGTGGTAGCAAAGGTCCCGTTGTCGCTGTTGTCCACCGCGATGATCAGACCGGTAGTGGTGTTGAAATCGTCGACGTCGACGTAGCCTGCGAACCTGGTACGGTACCGTCTGGTCGAGGTGACCCCTGCGTCGTTGAACTGGCGCAGGCAAATCTTTTCGATGCCGCGTGACGCCGAGGACAGAGCCGAGTTCAGCTTGGTGTCATCGTTGGTGTCGCTGATACCGATTCGCGATTTCAGCTCTGCCAGAGTAGCATAATTGTCGCCCAAGGCCACTTGCGCGTCACCTCCCCGCTAGGGCGTCGCTGACCCCACGACGAATGTCGATGGACGGGATGTAGAATTCGTGCAGCAGGGTCGGATCGCCCACTCGATGTTGCACGCCACCGGGCGCGCCGGGTTTGGTCTCGATTCGGGGACTGTATCCGGCTGCCTCACAAAACAGCTCGGCCAGTTCAAGCATCGAGGTACCGACCCCGGTGCACAGGTTGATCGGCCCGGCTACCCGCAGCTCAACGGCGCGCATGGTGGCCGCGACCAGGTCTTTTACGTGAATGAAGTCACGCACCTGCTCGCCACTGCCCCACACCTCGAACGGGTCGTCTCGACGGTTGGCCCGATCCCTGAACGCTCCGAACGGGAACCTGGAGCTTTGGTCGGTGCCGTACCCGGTGAACGGGCGCACCACGGTGGCGCGCCCTCCGGCCTGCTGGTACCGGTTGGCCAGCTGCTCCCCGGTCAGCTTGGTCCATCCGTAGATGGCGTCCGGATTGCCGATCACTCGGTGGTCCAGGTCGATGTCGAATTCGGTCAGCCAATCGACGGGATTCGAACCGTTCTGCAGGTGGGCCGGATAAGCTGCGCTGCTGGAAATGTAGACCAGATGGTCAGGTTGGACACGAGCAGCCCAGTCGAACAATGCGGCGTCTAGCATCAGGTTGTACGCGCCCACCCGTAGCGGGTCGGCGTCGATGGCCTGCCGGTGTGGAGACAGTGCCGCACAATGGATCGCCAGATCGACCCGCATGTGACCCTTGGTGAACACTTGCATGGCGTCGCAGGAGAAGGCGGGATCGTTGATCTCGACCGCAATGACCTGGTACCCGCGCCTTACCAGTTCGGATTTGAAGTGCCTACCGAGAAACCCGCCGCTGCCGGTGACCAGGGCTCTCACGTGCACCCCCAGATACCGAAGTTGTAGTACTTGCGGCCGAGCGGAGTAAGGTCCAGCGACACGAACACCTTAACGGTGAACCCCGCCCGCTCCATCATCCCCTCGACCCCTGCGCGCGACCAGGCCCAATAGTGCTCAGGGTTGGTGTCGTTCCATGCGTCGATCGGGGTCGACACCACCAGCAGCCGGGTCTTTTTCCGAATGTCGGCCAACACCCGGTCTGGGTCGTGCAAATGCTCCAGTGTCTCGGTGCAGATGAACAGGTCCACTTTCGGGATTTCGTCGATGGTCTGCTCGATCGGCCCGTAGATCGGGTACCCGGGAGCGAAATCGCCGAAGTACCGGTCTGCCGCGTCCACGCCCTTCAGGGTGGCGCCGTCGCCGCACGACAGATCCGCAGCGCTTCGCACCGGTCCGGCCAACCACCTGGCCAGCTGAGTGGTGAGATCCACCCGGATCAGGTGGTCTTTCCACTGCTTGTGGTTGTGTGGAGCCGAGTAGGTTCGAGCCAGCTCGTCCGGACTCATGGTGTCGCGCAGTCTCTTTCGGTCGGTCATTGGCCGTCCTTGCCCATCAGCGACCGGATCCGATGAATGTCCTGCTCCAGTCCGCCTTGATGCTTGTAGTCGGCGTAGGCGTTGCGGTCGGCCCGCTGAACCGTGTTGCTGTTCACACGACGATACCCGGGGTCCCATTCAGCTTTGCCCGCCACCGGGTGCAGGTGCTCGACTATCACGTTCGGCAGATATTGGAGACACCCAGCGCCGTTTCCCAGGTCACGCCAGTAATTGTCTACGAACAGATGGTGCAGTTGTTTGGGCGCCATAAATCCCAGAGCGCGGACGATGTCTGAGGTCATGGCCACCTGGGTTGGGATCCGACTGCCCTGCAGCAGGTCGTTACCATAAACGATCCCGGTCCCCAGCGACCTCAGGCAGTCCAGGTACG